TTTCCGAAGTGAGGATCTCGACCTGATATAATCCTTTCTTGAAATACCCGGTATTCAGGACCAGCTCCGCCTTTGTTCCCTGGTAATCGACTGTCTCGACTTTGTCAACCGAGATTATCGGCTCAACAGGTAACACATAAGGTTTATCATTGTGCCGGAAGAAAGTCTCATAAGTCTTTTCAATGAATGAAAGCCCGGTGCGCTTCTCAAAGTGAGCACGCACCGAGACAATCATATTATTGATGAGAAACTTCTCAACGTCGAGATCATCCTCAAACTTGATAAAGTTGCTCACATCGTCAAGTGTGAGGATCTCTTCGGAAACATCGGTTTTGATCCTGGTATCCATCAGACTTTCCTGGGCCGTTTACCCTTTACATTTTTTGTTGTTACAGGAAAATCCTTTGTCTCCCCGGTTGCCTTTTCCTCTTTGGTTTCCGATTCGACTTTGGATTCCTTTTTAAGTAACCCGGCTTTTTGTAATCCGTGAACTTCCCGGCGGAGTACTTCGATGATCTTACCGTTTTTTAGTGTGACTTTTACTAAATTCATCGCTCCCAGAATTTCCAGTAAACCTTGACAATTGTCAGCTTGTCCGTTACCGCACATGTGCCATCATTGGCAATTAATAGTCTGAAATACCGGTAAAACGGAGTAACGGAAGCGGCCTGGGTGACATCTACCTCTACGTCGGGATGATATAATGATAAATCCCCTGTTTGTGCTGTCGAGTCAATAAGCGAAGCATAGGTATCGTCAGCAAAGACTTTGCCCTGCAAGCGATATTCATAGTCATCAGTTATACCTGCACGGGTAACATCGACACGGACAGCCACATTAAGAGGCACGGACTTATTGGTTAATACCTCGAAGATTACCGTATCCTGCTCTGTTCCGCAGGTATCAGCTGCAACGCCGGTATATTCGTAATACCATTGACCTGATCTGAGAACATGACTGTCTGCTGTGCGGTGTGTCGGCTGAGCGAAGAGACATACACTAAAAAGTGTTAACGCAAATAAAATAAATAATCTTTTCATAATATACCTCCTTTCTTAACCTACAATTTCTTCAATGAGCGGCTTACCTGCTGCAAATGTACCTGTCACAAATCCGTAAGCATCGGCAGCACTGATCTTCAGACCGGCGAGCCTCATGGTTGCCATCACAAGCACGAGATCGGTTTTTGCATCGTCCTCATTCTCATAATGGAATGCGATCTGCATATTGCGCTTGATATAAGCCTTCGCACGGGCAAAATCACCGACAACAAACTGTCCGGCGTCAAGATCAAGGCTCTCGGCTATCCGTATCCCTTTGAACAGGCTCCCATCAGGAGAAAGTAAAGGATGTTGCAGGTAACTGTACAAAGTATTCTTCAGGAGCCTCATGTTTATACTGTCACCCGGATTCAGAAGAATCAGGTTTGGCATATAACCCTTTTTGTTGGTATCCGAAGTATAGCCATTATTACACTGAAGGATTGCGGCAGCCAGCACGTCACCTTCATTCGGGGCCGGTACCTTGTTAAAATTAGCCGGACATGCGAATGTCTTTGCATAAACCGTCACTCCTTTGAGATAAACAGTCGATCCGACTCCTTCCAGAAGCTGAACTTCCCTCAGACGAGGAATACCATTGCTGATAAGGTCATTGACTTCCGAGTTTATATACTCGAAATCCTCAAGAGCCTCCCGTGATACTTTCGTGAAATCAGCAATACGCATGATATTCATGCTCTGTTTTGTCCAGGTCTTGTAAGATCCGGAACCAGGTGCCGCTTCTTCGGCAACCATCGAAGCATTATCGCCTCGTGTGGTTTCTTCCCACCAGCTTATCGAATCCCGTCCCTGACCTATAACTCCTTTGTTGACATTGTCCCATATCGGGGTATTACGCCAGGGAGCGGCTGAAACACCGGGCTCAACCTGTGTTTCGATCGTACCACCACCAATATCGGCGGTATCAATATTGGCTGCTTTGATCTCAACTTCAAAATCAAGCGATCCGGTGCGAACATTGACCGGGGACTTGACTTTCTGTTTAAAATCATCGCTTTTCAGGTTCTTAAGAACCTGATCATTGATACTCTCGCCTCTATTTTTCTGGTATTCACCAAGCTGCGTGAGCTTAGTTGAGATTTCATCGAGCTGTTCCTGCTGCTTAACAAGCTGTTCGGGAAGTATCGGCTTCCCTTCCTTATCAACCAGGCTGTCCAGCGATTTTGTTATAGTCTCGAAGCGCTTTTCAAGATCGGCCATATTGGCCTTTTCATTGACGGACTTTTTCAGATCCTCAATGTTTTTATTGATCCCTTCCGCAAGCTTCTCAACTGCTTTTACATCATCATTTTCTGGTAACATTTAATTAATTTTTAATTGTTTGTAAAAATGTTTTATCAGCGATTCATCTTTTCCGAGTGCTGCCGGGTTCCTGTCGGAAGTGGCTTGCGGGTCATCTTCGGATGAATCCAATAACTGTTTCAGTTTGTCATATAAATTTTCAATGAGCTTTCGTCTTTCTTTACTGTAATCCCCTTCACGGATCATAAGCTCAAGATCATCCATTGACTTTATATCAATCAAGGGAGTTTGTTGATTCGCTCCCCAACCGTAAAGAGTGCTGAATTCCATTATTAATTTCCACTCAGAAACCTTCCGGGCATATTTGTCTCCAGACCGATCCTCTTCAAATTTTATCGGCTGTACCCTCACGGAATGCTGAAGAGTCTTGTCATGGGCTGCAAAAAGCTTATAATCCTCGAATACATCCCTGCCAAGTTGCTTATTGATATTAAGCTGGCTCACGGCAATAGCTCCGAAGTCATCTTCGTAAAGTTTAATCGGAACTCCAATAAGCTGCTCCCGGTTATGGTTTAACCAATGCTGTATCGTGTGGCCGTTATTCTTGAATGTCCGTTTAAAAGATCCCGGAAGGGAAATATCCCCGTCACTGTCCTCATTATTGAATGAGTTGATATAAACAGTGACTATCCCCTTTTCCGTGTTCAGATCCTTGATCTGATGTTCAAAATCTTTTATTAATATTTTTTCCATCTTATATTATTTAACTTCTTCATAAGTGCTACATAGACAGTTAATAGTGTTCTGCCCGCTTCCCGCCGGATCCCCCGGATACATCAGGCTTTCTCCCCAGACCTCAAAAGGCTCATTAAGATCTCTCTTCTGTCCGTCCGCCGTTTCATGCTCAGGCCGGGATTCCGGTGCAAACGCGCTTATCCAGACTTTATTCTGTGGTATATCCAGGCTTCTGGCTCCTTCCAGCGATCCCCAGTTGGCAGCCCTGTTCACCTCAGTCCTTACGATCCGCTCAGTCCGGTAATACTTTGCCCGGTGCCATTCGCTCTTTATCCTATCCCGGAGCATTGTCTGTGCTGCGCCTCCGCCTCCTATTCCCTGATCCATGATCTCAGGAATGAGTTTGTCAAGTAATCTCTGGATAAGCAATTTTGATGTATCACCGACTGCCCGGATCTCGCTCCCGACATAATCCCTCAGATAAGCAAGTATTTGTTCCATGATCAGATCCTCGAATATCTCATCTTCACCTTTTGTCCATTTTCTCTGCCTGCGCTTATCCATTGCAAAAGGCAGGGCGGTTGCCATGTAAAGCCTCTTATACGCTTCCTGGATTGCCTGATCGTTGAGCGGCGGAATCTCCAGGTCCCGGATGTCTGATACCAGTTCGATCTTTTCATATAGAGGCTTTATCTGCTTTTCCAGAGCCCCCATAAAAACAGGTTTCGTCTTTGTCCGGTAACTGGCTTTCTGCCTGTCTATTATCAACCAGAGCCGCCGAAGATTCATCAGAATTTCAGTTTTTCAATGAACGTCTGCAATAAATTTTCCTTTGCCTCTTCAAAGGATATATAATTTATCTTGTGATCTTTAAGCCATTTTTTTGCCTGTTCCACAGTAAATATTTCTTTCTTAAATCGATAAGCCTGTGTTGTCATTGTCGATTCTCCTTTGAGCTTGCCGATAATTATATCTACCCCTTTTTCGATATTCTTTCGTCGAAAACTATCCGGTTGAAAATCTCCGGGATTACGAACTCTGGCACTATGTTCAGAGGGGTAT